CCAACTAGTGACCCTCCACGATTTAACATCGGGGTAGTGTTCCGCACACGCAGACCACAGCCTACCAACCGTGCTTGGACGATTGAATTGGCGGCGATACCGAAATAAGGAGTATCTGTATTGGCTTCAAACACACCGGTAGCCGAAGCTGGTGCGAATGCAGTGCCCGTGAAGGTCGAACCGGAAAAATTAACCGACCCCGCTGGGGTGGCATTAGTCGATCCGTTGAATGGAGTTTCAAACGGTTGAACCGACACGAATCCGACACCAGCTGTGCCAGTCGTGAAGGTACCGAAAGCCGTAACAGAATGTTTCAAAGATGGAAAATTGAATTCGGAGGGCACACACGCCGTCTTCCCCGAAAAAGGATCTTCCAACACTTTGAGATAGTCGTTCGCACACAAAGAAAGCCCACTATAAATAGGAGCACCTCTGCGGTTCGCAACCACATTCTTACGGCTTGCCGCTTGTCTCGTCTTACCCTCTGCAATCCCCTTGTTTACTCTGCGAGCCCTTAATCTCTTCCCTTTCGCTCGTGTTCGTTGTTTTCTAGTTAACTCACCGACAGAGACGTTGTTCATGTTGTTTGATTGCATGATTGTCGGCGGCCACGTTCTCACCCTCTACTGGCCAGGTAGAGGGCGGGGTTTCGGATCCTGTGTTCTTTGGAACAGCGGTCCCACTCGGACCGGTTCTCTGTTCTGGGTGCTCAAGTTCGGGTTTATTTGGTCTAGGTTCAATGTGATAACATCTAGATCTCCGAAACCTACGTCGAACTCTACTACCTTTCGTAGGGGAGGACATTCACAAGGATCGAGGTTTATCGGGAAGCGACCCGACATTTTCTCCCTTAAGTAAACGTTTATCTCTTTTATTTGATCCACAGTCAGATCATAGCGCAAAGCCAAACATTCGAAGTTTGATTTGACAACACCAGTAATTTTCTCGGATTTCGGGTTCCATTCAAGATGTTGCATAACCTGAATTTCCCCACTTATGGAACTTTGTAGTGTTTTGAGGGCGGTACGTAACAGCGGACAAGTTGGGCCCATTGTCAATCCCTGACAAATGCCCTTGGCAACGGCCATCGGTTTCTTCTCCTGGGGTTTGATCATGAGTGTCTTCATCAACACCCTTCCCAATTTTGGAGTCCAAACACAACGGACCTCACCGTCAATCTCGTGCGCCGCAAACCACCCTGAGCAAAATTCGGCTTTACAGCAATCTTCCAGTTGATATGATTTTGTTTCTGGTTTCATGCCTCCTGCCGCAATATGCGCAACTAACCCATCGGTTGACGAACCCATGAGTTTCCACAAAGCCCCGGAGACTATCAGAAGGTTATCATCGCCCAGGACAGCCATACGAATATGATCCTCAGCAACAACCCCCAATACTCCACACAAATACGTCAGATGTACCAACGCATTCACCACCGAATTACCACATGATGTGTCGGGTACAGCCGATGCCCTACCCGCTTTCCGCGTCCATTTCAGTCCTGATCTAGTCGAGCCTTTTTGTAATTTCTGCATTCTAAATATATCGGCTTCGGCTTTACTAGCCCCCATGTGTTCATAGAACAAACACTGCTCTTCCATGGCTTCACAATGAATGCGGGACTCAAACTCCGCAAAATCCGTTTCTATTATCACCGGGTCTGTAAACATGTCAATGGAATTCTGGAACCATTCGCCTAAATCGAGAGCCGTGGCCCCAGAAGTGTAATAGACAAAATAATCCTTATTCCACACAGTTTTCAGTTTCTTACCCAATGAATATGCTATGGGTGCCGCCTTTACCAAATAATAATTGTTTGTGGCAAAAATCAATCTAGGTTTAGGGGCTGCGCCCTTTGCAGGGTATGCTTCATCTTTCACAAACGGTTCTATTGTGAATTTAAGCAAACTCGGGTCTTCTTTTAATTCATTGTACGCTTTCGTCAAAACAGCTACTCGTGCCTTATCGTTCCTCCTGTTGCATTTCTTAATCCATGTAGGAAAATTTATCGTCTTCAATTCAGACTTAGGCAACCAGGATTCCCAAAGGTTTCTGTATTGACTCACGTTGTCAAACTCATGCTCCTCCACACCTTGGAGACAACGCATGTTTAACGCCATCAGTTTAGTAGCGTCGTCATTGGCACAAGTCACGGGTATTATGTTGTCATACGTAGTCAAAGGAATGCGTCCCGCACACTCCTTAACCCCAAATAAATCCGGGGTGGCCGTAATGGAGCCGACTTTGGGCTTAGGAATTAGGCTTGGTTCAGCAGAGTATTTGGAGGGTGGATCGCGCATTGCTGCAGCCGTTTGATACTTAATCCACACACAACCTAACCTGCCAATCCACCACAACAAAGTCGCTA